AAAAAGCTGCTCTGTTGAAATTAGAAGCCGATGAATTGGAATTAGATGGACAGTATACTACAACGAGTATTAACACGGAGTCAAAATTTAGTAAATATATTTTATATTTGATACTCTTGATTTTTGTGGCGGGCTGTTTATTTTATATTTATATGGTACCTAAATCTGGAAATTTAGATATGTTTATGTTAGCGTTAGGTATTATTGTTATTGGCTACTATATTTATGATTATATTGTAAAGAAAATGAGAGCGAGATCATAAGAATATAAATAAGAATAGAAATGAATATTATATATAATTAATATGTATATATAATAATAATGGATAGTAGAGGAATATTTGAACAGGGAAAACAATATAATAATAATCGTAGTAATTTTAACTCGGGCAGAGGCACAGGCGCAGCAGTCACCGGCACAAGCGCAGCAGGCACAAGCGCAGCAGGCACAAGCGCAGCAGGCACAAGCGCAGCAGGCACAAGCGCAGCAGGCACAAGCGCAGCAGGCACAAGCGCAGCAGGCACAGGCACAAGCGCAGCAGGCACATCATTCCGAGAAGGGTTTTATGGTATCGCGTCAACTGACGTGGATGCAAGTATTAATAAATTGAACCGTGCCGAACAATCGGTTTTAAATGCGAAAAAAAGTTTATTTGATACCTATACCACCGCCTTATCCAATTCAAAAAAAGCATTATCTGCCAAAATAAATGAATATGCTAAATCTATGCAATCCTCAAAACTAAATTATAATTTATTTTCAAACCGTTTACCTCATACAGAAGATATAAAGATGAATAGTAGCGAACAATGTATAAACAGTGCTGTATTTACAGCGGCAAACAGCGGTTATACAATTGACCCGGCATTTAATATTGCTTACCCAACCCCCCCTGAGGGGGCAACTGCCGGTACCGCTAATTTTTCCACCTTTGCTAAAGCCAAGAAAGCCTGTCAAACGTGGGCTTATGATTCGAAAAAACCATTATTTGGCGTAACAAAAAAACATGGCGGCGGGTATAATTGTTATACAGCCACAGCACGAGACACAACCGCGCTACCGCCCTATGTTTTTGAAAAAGTGGCATATACCATTGCGAGCTCAAATGGTGCAACGTTCGGCGGGTTATTTGCCAATGGACAAATCGGTATTTATAACGGGATAAAGAAAGATATAGAATCAAATAAACAATTTTATAATAATTCGATATCTGGTTCTGGTATGGATACGACGTCTTTCGGCGGCGTTTCATCCTGCGATATATGGAATGGAGGAAGAATTGTACCGTCTTCTATTACAGCAAGTTATGGACGAAATTGTAATAATGTGGGTAATGTTAAACCGATTAAAGTGCGGTATGTAAGAATTAATGCGTCCAAAAACAACTTTGGTGAAAGCCATATACAAATCTCTCAACTAGCAGTCTATGCTTTTGTGCAAGGTGTTTCGATAAATGTCGCCAAGAAGGCAAATCTTCCTGATGCTTCAGATTCTTCTTCCAGTCATAATATTTCTGCAAGCGACCATAGAGCTAATAATATGCCCGCACAAGCTGTTGACGGTACGCTCGCTACAAGGTCTATAGATGGAGGTGAAGGTGGCTACCATTCAAAAGATAGCTCCACTTCAAATTATTGGTTGTTAGATCTGGGTAAGGAATACGATGTCTATAAGATAGTTTATTATAATCGCAAGGACTGCTGCCAATCCAGAGCCAATGGGATGACGCTTGTATTGCAGGATAAAAATGCAAAAATTATTGCATCATATAGTTTTAATAGTGATCTTGTACAAGATTTTAATATTAACGCCTCTACCGCAACTATTCTAGGTGCTAATGCAGCAGCCCCAACATTTAATTATGATATCATTAATCCACCTGAAGCAAATCGTACTTATTCCTCGGTGTTTGGGCTGGGTGGAACTAATGTTATTGGCACTAGTGTTCCGGATAGTGTAAACGCTAAGTCGGTATTGAGTAATGGTAACGGTTCTTGGAGACCGATCGACACCTCTAAAACCAATCCGAACCAACATCTAACTATTGATTTAGTAAACAGCACCACTGTAGCTGGTGTAGTTATTCAGGCACCAGTTGATATGGACACAAGTAACCAATATGTAACAAAATTTAAAGTTCAGTATTGGAATACTACCCTAACACCAGCGGGATGGTCATATGTTAAAACCAGTGGTAATGATGGTCCGGACGGATTTGATAAGGAATTTACTGGTCTTACTGGCAGTCCTAATCGTCCTACACGTGAAACAGTAGCGAATGTAAACTTTGGAATGAACACTTATAATACCACCTTGCCACCCAACACCCCGCTAACCTATAATACTACAAAAATTAGAATAATTCCAATTGATTGGAACAATGCAATTTCAATGCGAGCAGCTGTTTTAAAACTCATAACCTAATATATAGTATAAGATATCGCATAAGATATCGCATAAGATATCGCATACCAAATATAATATAATATACAAGAACTTAATATATAATAATATTTTTTTATATAAATGGCATATTATTATGTGGAAGACAATAATTGGACAACCAAACTACAAGATGCTATAAAAGGGGTTAATTTTGACGGCTCATATAATTATTCTTTGTCCGGTTTTGCTGATGATTCACCAAACGATCCAGCACCTGGTTGTCAAAAAAAATTTGTTGCTACATATGCTTGTGGTAAAGAGAGCCCCAAAACCGTCATGGTCGAAAATGCCGGGTTTGATGGAGGGAAAACAGCCGTATTTAACTGTTCCTCCACATATAGAACATGTGAACAACTCGCTTTAATTTTAGGCAATGATGGATCCTTAACGATACGGAGCAGAATTCCAGATTTAAGTGGAAATGTCTTATGGACCAATAAAAATGATACAATGTTAAGAGGTTTAGCGGACAAAGCATTAGTAGATGATCAGCCAAGAGGCAGACTTATCCATTCGGATAAAAATTATTTAACAGCCGATGAATTTTTAGGCTTAGGTGAGTACATTATATCAACGAACAAAAAATTTCGTCTAGTACTAGAAGTTACAGGCGCTATGACGGAATTCAAAGTTGTATATATAGAAAGCGGTTGTAATAATACCGGAAGCTCCATGGTTTTAGACGGCAGTGCGTCTAAATTATATAATATTAATTCACTCCGAACAGACATAGGGAAAATTGGATACGTCGATGATTACGGAATGCTACATAATTATCCGAATTCCTTGACAGACTATAGCGCCGACTTTGAGATGATTGGCAATTATGGACTGAGTGGCACTGATTTATATGCACCCATCGTCAATAATGTGAACGAATGTAAAACTAAGTGCATTGATTATAATAGTGCTGAGGCTGCTGCCGCTGCCGATACCGCTGCTAGTAACGCTGCCGCTGCCTTAACTGCTGCAAATACCGCTGTTATTAACGCTAGGACTGCCGCTGCCGCTGCCGTTACCGCTGCTAATGCCGCTGCTGCTGCCGCTACCACTGCAAATACCGCTGCTACTACCGCTAGGAATACAGCTACCACTGCTGCTACCGCTTTATCTAACGCTAGGACTACCGCTGAAGCTGCAATTACCGCTTCTAATAACGCTACTAGTGCCGCTGCCGCTGACCCTACCAATATAAATAAGAGAAATGCTGCTACTACTGCTGCTGCTGCCGCTGCCACTGCTCAGGCTGCGGCTAGTAGCGCTTCTAATAACGCTGCCGCTACCGTTACCGCTTCTAATAACGCTGCTAATAACGCTGAAACTAAGGCTACAGCTGCCTCTGCCGCTTCCACTGCCGCCGCCACTGCCAATAACGCTCTCACTATCGCCGAAAATAGGGCTGCCACTGCCAATGCTGCTGCAACTGCTGCTATCGCTGCCGCTGCTGATGCCAATTCTAGAAAGTCCAGTGCCTCTAAAAAATGCGTGGGGTTTGTTTATGAAAAAATAGGAAATGTCTGTCATATGAAAGACGATACAATATATAGTAGTGGCAACCGCTTCATAAACAATAATTATGAGTATTATATGCGAAACAAAAGCATTAATACAGGTCAAATAGATTCATCTTGCCCGCTAACAATTATGCGCGGCACAAACGAAGATTGGGGAGTATATGCCGACGATCCTAAAAAATTCAGTACTACCAATATGACAGGTACCACAAAATGTGGCTTAGGGAAATATACGGAAACTGAAACAGCAGCGGTGAAGTCTGCCAATGCCTCACTAAACAATACTTTTGTCGGATCATTTTTAAGTTTAAAAGATGCTTTAATGGATAAATATACCACCATAAAAAGTAGATTAATGAATAATGAGGGTGATATAGATGGAAAATTAAATGAGTTGCAAAATACGCGCCGCGATCTGGGCGATTGGACGGGCGAACAATTAAAACTATTAGAAGCTATGAATGAAGATCGTGATTTGAACCGGATATCACAAAATTACAAACACATTCTGTGGAGTATTTTAGCGATTATTATAATTATTGCTGCCATAAGAATTACTAGAAGTGGCGCTAAATTGGATGATTAGTTTATACTGTCTAATTTATGCTGATTAATTTATATTTTCTTGAAAGAGTATATAAATGACGACGCCATTAGAAAATATTGCAAATTTACAAACAACAGAACAAGCCTTAATAGCACAATTAACAACACTCATGGCAAGCCCCACCACTCCGCCGGCTGATATTACCGCAATTATTAATCAAATAAATTATTTATCTAATGCCCGTATTGGAATGTTTGCGACCCTTTCGGAAAATGCAGCGATTTTACAATCAGGGGTTTCTAATTCACGTGTAGATCTCGTAAGTCAAATGACATTATTAAATGTGGTCGAGGATCAAATAAATAGTGCAAAAGCAAAACTAGGCGAACTGCAAAACAAGAATGACACTAAAATGCGCATGGTGCAAATCAATACCTATTATGGTCAACGTTATGAAGCCCAGAGTGAACTGATGAAACTGGTGATTATAGTTTGCATTCCTATTTTAATCTTGTTTCTTTTAAAGAAAAAGGGCTTTTTGCCAGAAATGATCGCTAATTATGCCATTGGTATAACTATTGCAGTGAGTGCAATTTTTGTTATACGAAAAGTGTGGAATATAAGTATGCGCAGCAATATGAATTATGACGAAATTGATTGGAAATTTGAAGATCCTTCTGATTACGCCCCTTCGGTAATGGAATACAATAAAAAACATTTGTTTAATTTCGAAAATCCTATTAAAAATTTAATGGGTAATTTAGGCTTCTGCATGGGAGCCGACTGTTGCTCCAAAGGGCTTTATTTTGATGAAGATAAGCAAAAATGCACTAACGTTGAAAAATTTGATACTTTAAAATTAGGTGGTAATTTGAACGGAACGGCAGTGGTCAAATTTCAGGAAACGCCAAACGCAAATGGTGTTGCGCCTTATAGTTCTACCGCTGACTATGCTCCCATAAGCCTATAAGCCTTATAAATAAAATATATTAGATATATAATAGATATGGGTGTTGATGATCCAGCAGCAACGTTTTCTACATTGATATCTTCATTTTTACCAAATATTCCACTGTTTGCAGATACGGCTCTTACATGTGCACCGGGCACTGAGTGTTATAAAAAAAAACGTAGTGAAAAATTGCAGCGGGTATTATCTAACGCAAAAACAAATTTACAAAATGCGCCGCTTGATTTGAGTTTGGCTGAGAAAAATTTGTATTTATACAATAACGGAGACGAGGGTGGTGAAGGTATTTATAACAATCTTATTATAGATCGGTTTTCCAAAACGGCAGAAGAGTTAAGAAAAAATTCCGTTGAAAGACAGCAAGAATTTATGTTGGAATTAACCCAAGATTTGAAACAATATAAGGCAGATACAGCTGCGCTAGAAAGAAATAAACAACTATTAGTTACTCGCACGAAAGAAAAGCGAGCGTTAATTAAAGAAATTAATATGTTTGATCGCATTATTAAAACGAATGAACGTAAAGTTGTCTATGAAGAAAATGATACCGGCGGATTACATACTTACCGTCGAATTTTGTTATTTTTATATTTCAGTGCTATTGTTTGTTATATTATGTTTGCGAATTTTATTCCTGATAAACTATATTTAAAATATAGTGTGTGGCTTATAATCATTATTGCGGCAGTTATCCCAATTATTTTAAATATGCTTATGAAATGGGTATTTATTATCGGCGATGTTGTCTACTATTGGCTGAAAGAAATACCGCATAAGGATGTTTATATTGATCTCTAGGTGGGGGGAAACCCCCCAAACCCCCATTTGTGGCTGCCGCCCCCTCACCCCCCGCCCTTGGGGCAGGCACTTCAAAGTATGTTTGTTTTTATTACATTTATTATGTAATAAAAAATATTATTATGGTTAAGACCATTGTGGGTTTTTTCCCCAAATGGGGGGTGTGGGGGTTTCCCCAAATGGGGGGTGTGGGGGTTTCCCCCAAGGGCGGGGGTCAGGGGGCGGCAGCCCCTACATATCATCCATCGCATCTTGCTCCTCAATATACTCAACAATATTGTGCCAGCCTTTATTATATATACCAAACCGCTGGTTCATCAACTCGTTGATTTCTTTTCCTTTCGGCATATTCTTCCCATAATTGACCGTATACCAATTTTTGAATGCCTCCATCAAGTTCGTCTTTGAAATAGTCGAACCCTCCTTCTTGCGGATTTTATCTCGGACAAAGCCCGCAAAATAGTCTTGACCTTCGCGGTGTTTATCGCTATTTGCCATGACAATATTGCAGTCCTTAACAATACCCATTTCAGTATACGCCTGGCTCACCAGCATGGACATAAACGTCGGCGCCCACACCTCAAAGCGCTCTTCTAATTTCTTGTCCAAGGGATATTGATGCGGGCATAAACTGCGCGGAAACTTGATTTCATCTTCAAACGGATTTTCCATGAACTTGGACATAAAATCAATATAGCGCATGCGTCGCCAAGTACCGTCGTCATTGCTCGTATCTTCGAAATCGGTGTTGGTGCAAACCACGAGTTTAAACTGCGGCACAAAGGTCACCGAATCTTTAAAGAGCGCTCGGGCTTGTATCGGATCTGTGCCACCCGTCAATTCCTTCATCGACCCTTCATTGATTTTGTCGCCTTTGGTGGGCTCTTGCATAACGGCATAACGAATTCCGTCTAATTGCGCGACCTCCGACGACGTGCTGCCGACCGAATTACGCTTGGTCGTGATTAAAGTAATCGGCACCGTGCCTTTATAGCTGCCCATAGCCTTGCTCATCAAAGACGTAAGCGCCGATTTACCATTGCGCCCCGACCCTTTATACACGTGGAACGTTTGATTTGTATTCACGCCGATTAAACAAGACGCTAAATGCGACCACATATATGTCTCTAACTCTTTGACGGGAAACAGCTGCGCCATAAATTCTTTAATCTCGCCGATAACGCTAGCATATTTCGTGTGATTATAAGGAACATAATCAATGTTGGTGCACTTGGATACAAAGTCGTCGGGCTGTCCTTTGCGATGGATCTTTTGATTAAAATCAACAACCCCATTTTTAAAGCACAGCAGATACGGGTTGCGGTCTAATTTAGACAAGAATTCGCTGTCGTAGAACAATTCACACGCTTCGCGCATAATGTTTTGCTTTTTCTGCGTCTGCTTCAATATCGTGGAAATATCGATCATACGCTGCGAGATCGCCATCATTTTTGCGCGCGACCCGTCGCCAATATCGTCCACTACATTTATGCGGTTCGTTATTTCGGCGATTTTTTCGGCATAAATGTGATGCATCTCCTTGGAAATCGCCAACCGCAAGGTATTACCCGAGTCGATTTCATGCCAGCGATGATTAATGTATTCATACCAGGTCTTGTTTTTAATACTTGTACAAACAAACCGGTCTTTATACATATTGAATAAGACACACGCTAAATCGAATTCGGTTGGGGTATCCGTATCGGTCGTAATATTAATGAAATAGTCCACCGTGCTTTTTTGGATGAGGTCGTGTTTCTCCTTGGCGTCGTTTTTTGACCAATACATAATCGACCGATAAGTGAGACAATTCGAATTTGAAGTATTGTTCGAAAACTTCTCCCACTGTTCGTATAAATCCGGCACTTGCCGCCAATCGAACTTTCCATTTGCACCCTTTAAGGTATCCCGGCAATTTTCTTGGCTGCTGAATTTTAACCAAGTCAGGAAGAGATCTTTATTCGTATTATGCAGCGCCATACCGACCCGGAGCCATTTGTTATAACTCCCCGGACCGTAATACATCGCCGGCAAACTCAAGGTATATTCGTGCGTTTCTTTTAATCGATAATTCAGCGCACCAATGTCTTCGAATAACGACTCGATCATATTATCCAACATCGCTTCGCTGTTAATATCACTATACGCAGTTTTGGACAAGGATGTTGATTTATTTTTGGGCTTGATATTATGTTTGCCGCCTGCTGCCGCTGCATCTAGTGCGTTGCTGGTTTTCTTGTCTGTATTTTGACGGAGCGTATCTTTTGCCGCTTCAAAGGCATCTTGAACGCCGTCCATCAAAGGAAACCCCGGATACTCGGTGTAGCGCGCCGACAATTTATATATATTTTTCTCCGTCGAGAACTGCTCCAGAGGATATTCTTCAATCGACCATTCATTACCTTCTGCGTAATTTAATTCAAAATGGTATTTAATCATATAGGCTTTGTGCGCCGGCTTGCGCGATCCATAAAGCTGCCAATTGACAAAGCCTTTCGTCACGCCTTCATCCAAGACATCCTCCCACGAGTTGGTAATGGGCAAATCGTCCCAGCTATTTTTAAGCTCGGGTAAGACTTTTTTCCGGAGGATGACTTGCAGCGCTTTGTGCATTTTTAATCCGATAATAATATGAATACCGTCTTTCGTCTTATTATCT